GCCGTCGTTTGCGACACCGCTGGCGTTTGCCACCGGGAAGCCCAACGCACCTATCGTAACGTTTCCGTTGGGAAACACCTCCCTCTCGCGGTCCGGCCAGGTTACGTAACTGTGTATCTTCTCGAATGCGGAAATTTCTGACATTGCCAAGTTCCAATAGCTATTCGCAGTTTATATGTTTCTGAGGTATAAAAGAACCGGCTCGGATTTCCGAACCGGTTCTTGGGAGGAACAACAAAGAGTTTTAAGGCTGTGTTCTCGGGTCTTCCTGGAGCTGGTTCCGGTACGAGTCGCTCACGTGAATCGGAGACAAGTCATAGTCGGAGAACGGGTTCTGGAACAGCGGGAAACCGGCGGACTGCACGTCATAGGCATGCTCGTCAAGCGGATCCACAAATCCAAACGGAGACAGCAAGATATGGTCCGGAAGCTGGTAGTAGTCATAGGTCTTCCAGCGTTCCTCGGTCTCGGAATAGATGAAGGAAGCCTTGTACACCACCGGTCTGTCGGGGACGCCCACGTTCTCGTCGTGGACGTAGAAGTTGAGCAAGCGAGCCATGCTGAACTTGGCGAGCGGAACCGTGTTGGTGACGCTCATGCCGTTCGTCTTGTAGTCGCTCCAGTTGTCCACATTGTAGACGTAGACCTGGGATTTGTTGATAATAAGGTCGTTGTACTCGCGACCGTCATAGTCGTGGTTCGGCCATATATTGATGAGGAACTCGAACATCGTACCGTCAGCCGGCTTCTTGGAAACAGTGGAACCGTTTTCCTCGACCTCGACCGTACAAGGGAGCATGATGCACAAGCCCTGGTCAAGGTCAGGTCCGTCGTAGTTGATGATGTTGCGTAGCTTCACCGTAGGGTCGGCATGGTTGAACATCATGACCGCAGAATATGACTGCAACGCGTAGGCATTCTTGGAAGCGTCCGTAGTATAGGAGTTTCCGGGGAACCACTTCGGAGAAAGGCTAGGGTACTCTGCAAAGTTGGACGATGCGAAGATGTCTAGACCGGTATGAGGCTTGGTCGGATTTCCGACAATCTTCAATGAGCCGGTAATGCCGATATCGGAAGTCTCGTCGGACGCGTTCTTCGTACCGTTACGGAGAACATATCCATTGACGTCCTTGTCGATAGTATAGCGTACTACTCCAGAGCCAGCGACCGTGTATACAGTCTTAACAAGAACAACGCTCTTCCAATAGTCGGTATTGTATTTCCTAAAAGTACCACTAGCATCCTCGGTGAACGGAGCAATAATTGGAGTATCTTCACTTATGTACACGAAGAACTCGCCACGATAATAGACACAGTCACCATAGTTCGCCGAATTAAAATTAGTGTAGCCATACACCGGGCAGAACTTGATGAATCCACTACCGGTATTGCTGACCGCCTTGTTATAGACCTGACCGGTCGCCGGATTCTTGATATAGACATATCCATCGTAAACGAAGAACTCGGCTGTATTGCTCGGGTCTACCATGCCATTCGTGGTTTCATAGACTATAGCCTTGGTATTGGCAACGGTAATAGTATCTCCAGCTTGTACATCGGACGTGAGTCGGAGTAGTTCAACACCGTGGTTAATACTGTGACGAATGTACGAGCCCTCGACATTGTCCATTCCGAAAGTCGTCTTTTCCAGATACTCGTAATAAGCCGAATTGTCGACACTCGGCGTCTTCACGATTTCCTCATGAAGCGTGACATCCTCATAGAGGTCCCAGTAGTCGAGACCGCCGAGGCTATCAACGTTCACGCGGAGAACCACTTCCTTTCCAGCGTCAGCAACGAAGCGGTAACGGCTGTTGTAGGCAAACTTGCCAGCCGGAAGTAGACGTTCGGACACCGTCGTATTCGACGTCTTCTCGTAGTAATGGCGAGTATAGAGCTGGATGTCACGGAAGAACGGCTCAGACTTCGTCGCAAGACGGATGGTGACCTGGTCATCCTTGCTGTTGTTCCACGTGACGAGCCCATTGAGGATGGACTCGTAGTTAAACTGAGAAACCGCGATGTCACTGGTCAAGTGCTGTAGCGGATTTATGTCTAAGATACTTGTTGCCATACGAATTTCCGTTTAATTAGTGAGATATAGTATTTGTTGTCCACTCAGCAGCTTCTTTATAGGCTGGTTCTGTCGTTTGATCGTATTCATTATATGTTATCGAGCAAGCACCGCACATCATACGCAAAGAAGCCAAGTATATCGTATCTTCCTTAGCCGAGGTGAATATTTCAAACGAATATTCATTTGGCGACAACTCATGATTTATGCGAATAAGTATATCAAAATTTGTCGATTTAGCAACATTTACGTAAGGTAATCTATTGTTTAGAACAAATACACGGGCATGCTTAACAGTTGGACTAATAGTAGACATAGATACGCTTAAAATACCCTCGCCTCCACTAATTCCATAGGTTTCTTGTCCTCCGGTCGATGGGGTATCACTATCACGCCATGCAATAGCAAACATAGCACCAGCGACCGCTTGGGACTGACCGTCAAACTTTACACGGCAAATATGGCGATAAATCGTACCGGTTGCCGGCAACTGAACAGAATATGTAGGAGTTCCGGTATATCCACGATCTATTCGTTCGACATCGCTCATGTATGCCAACTGCTCATCCAAATACTTTGTCGGGTCGGTTACAGAGAATGTATTATCGCTATTCCAAGAAATATTTTGGGACTTCACACGAATATGCGGAAGAGTTCCATTTACACGGCCAGTTGCATTGCACTGTACGTTACCCGGAATAATCAGTTTTGCACTAGAGTAAATATCGGCATTAGTAGTCGCATCATGCTGAAGCAATCTAGCATTTGAAATCACGTGCCAAGTCATACAATTAATATAATCTGGATCGAGCGGGTAATTGTCAACCATGTAGTGCCCCGGATTCAATATGAACATCGGGTCTTGCGGTGCCGACGGCGTCCCCAACTTGAAGTCCATAATACCCTTACTATTTTCCGTACTAGCACAAAGAGCACCAATCGAATTACCAACAAGAGAAAGCGTACCGTATTCGGCTTGGATATATTGACTAGTGTGCATCAAGATACCAGCGTTTGACTCACTGCCGGTACCATGAATACCGACCGTACCATGAGCCCATATGCTAATAGAACGGTCACCGCTCACAGCGTTATTCTTGACCCGGTCTTCATAGAAACGAACCCAGTTGTCTTCGATGCTACCTTGGTCAAGAGATGGACTACTCGGCAAATTCGGGTCATCAACCCAAGAGCCAGCATTCAGGCTAACGGCACCATAAGCGCACGTAGCGTTAAGGCGGACATCATCCAAGTTCGGATGCGATTCTGTCGAAATCGGATGCATGATGATACCGGTATAGCCGATAGACAACGTAGAATATTCAGGACAAACTCTCAATACGGCACGGTTACTGTCGGCACCGTCCTCGTAGGTAGAATATGCATATACACCCTTGTATTTCTCGATACCGTAATTGACATAGTCCTCATCATTTACACGGTATTGGTCATACATAGACGTGCCATGAACATAGTGCGTGGCCGTCGTCACATCAGAAATACCAAAGAACACATAATGTGACGTAGTTGCCATATAGGAATAGTTCGGAGCAACCACCATAGCGTTGTGACGGAACGTATGTGCGTCAATGTAGTTAGAACCATTACCAACGATGAACAACGGTCTCAGCAATTCAGCGTTAGACGTACCGATGGACATCTGGTACGGACCGGCGGCAATGTTGTTGAAACCGAACGTAGATGCACCAAAGGCTCCATAGTTATCTTGATAACTATCAAATTCGCCACCATAGTTGAGCAACGGCATCTGGTAAGTAAACTTTTTCACCACCATTCCAGAAGCGACTTCACCATTATAACCCGGAACCGTATTTACAGCAGAATCAAACGTAATAACGACACCAGCGTCACGAAGCTCAATGTTTGTAATCGTGCGTTCAAGAACAGAACCAATGTTTGCCGTGCCGCTTTCATCGCCAAGCATCACAGTGCGGAAAATGCACACCGTATCGCCAACCTTGAAGTCACCATAGCTAGGCTTTGCCGGGTTACCATCATACGTATTAGACGCATACGAAATGTAGTTCGGCTTAACCTCATATTGTCCAGTAGCAGAATTGAAATGACCGAAACCAGCCTGAACCATGTCCTCGATGGTAATCATAATCTGGTTAGACGAAATAGAACCGCTCGGGTCTGCCGGTGTAGTCGATTGAAGAACATACACACAGCCGTCACCAGGCTCATACGTCGGCGCACACTCCGTTTCCGCACCAGAATTCGGAACGCTCTTATAACGCACGAACGGGAACGCATAACCACCTACCGAGTTATACTCGTTAGCTGCAAACCCGCTCTGTCCAGAGACCGTATTAGAAAATCCACCGCCAATAGCACCATTTTCCAGCATAGTACTATTCAGATTTCCAGCAAGAATGCCATTGTTAGTTCCATAAGCGAAGTTATAGGAACCGCCAATCGTTACGGAGTTCTTGCCCAATGACTGATTATGGTCGCCATACGCAAACGAATTATAACCAAACGCATATGAGTCCACGCCACCAGCAAACGAGCGCTGTTTTCCATAAGCCAAGTAGTTCTGCTCACGCTTCTCAGCGACTTCCTTGTTCTGGATGCCGAAAACCGCACGTGACGAGTCTACCGTAAACTTGTCATCAACGTCGAACAACCACTCAAGACCACCGCCATTGTGAACCGTGTCGTCACCGCTTGCGCCGAGGATGTCCATGCTGTAATAGCCGCGAGGGAACAAGTAAGTCTCGAACTGGTCGAAATGCTTCGTAGAAAGGTTCTCGTCATAAATCGGCGTACGGATGTTCACCGGAATCGGAGCCGTGTTAGTGAACAGCTTCGGATTGACACTGTCACGAACAAGGGCAAGCCAGTACGCAGGGCCTTCGCCAGCATTATACGACGTCATGTTCATGATCTTGGCATGCTTAACCACGGCGTCAGTCACCGGAGTCAAGCTGAGACCTTCCTTGCCGGAGAACTGGGCATCCATCGTTTCAATCAACTCGTTAAACTTGTCAGATTTGAACTTGCTGTATTCCCATTCCGTGTAGAAGGAACTGAGCATGAATATGTCAGCCCTAGACAACGTGATTTCTGTGTTAGCACGGGTGACCTTCCATCCAGAACTGGAACCAGCCGCCATAACGGAACGGATAAGTGCGTTCAAAACGCTCCGTGAATTGTAGGTCAGCACGTCCAGTTGCTTCGTAAGCTCATGAAGATTCGTCGACATTTGTTGTTCCTAAACGTTTACTCGCAGTTTATATGTTTCTGGGGTATAGAAAAGCCAGCCCGAAGGCTGGCACAAGGCTTGTTAATTGGAATACTGGTGCATCGGAGTGCCAAAACCACCGAACGAGTTGTTGCCCATCATAGATCCACTGTAATCTCGGCCAGCCTGGTACATTTCCACATGTTCAGGCATCATCGGCTGCATGTCGGTGTACTCGGCACGCTTCATGGCGTCGTTGTACATCTCGATGTGGCGATGACGGTCATAGATTTCCGGGTTAATCCACATGTGGGACGGACGGATGACCTTGTTAACCGCCAGCAGCTTGTCAAGGCACTTCGCAGCCATCTTGTAGTTTCCGACGCCGTACTGGTACTTTGCACGGTAGTAGTAACCCTCCGGACGGTCTGGGAGTTCCTCAATCATCTGCATGGAGCGGTAACCCATAGTGACGAAGTCCTCCTGCTTCAAGGCGATGTCGCACAGAGCCTCCATAGACTTTGCACGTTCCTCGTTCAGCATGGACGGAAATTCGTCAACGGTAACCTCATACCAAGCCTTCGCAGTCTCGAAGTCGTTGATGTCCCTAGCCGAGTTACCAAGATAGAACGCCGTACGCTGGGAATGTGCCAGTTTCCAGTCCTTCAGAAGTGTCTTGACGTTTCTAGAGACGTCCCTATACTTCTTGAAGTTGTCTATCATGAACCTCGTCGTGACCACACGACCGTCTGGAGCCCGGTTCACCATGTACTCGTGGATGCGACCCTCGAAATGGGCAAACTCCTTCGGGGCGATACGCACGCGAGGGAAAGCGAACGAGGCGTCCACACGAGTAAGGAGGGTGATGCAAGCATGCGGAATCTTGTTGACAATCTTGTCAAACGCGTCCCTCACCTTTGCGCCGTTCACGACCGTATCGTTGACGTCAACCCAGATGATGTAAGGGCATGTGGCGACCTGGATGGCATAGTTCTTGGCTCCACCGAAGTCGAAAATGCCGTCCTCGTCATGGAACATGCGTCCCACCTGTTCGAGAACGACCCTAGAACCCGGATGCCTAGCCTTCCAGTCATTTACCAGCTCGACGGTACCGTCGGTAGAACCGGTATCAACAATAACATATTCGTTCACAAGCGGAAGAAGAGCGTCGAGACACCTCACGACGCTCGCCTTGCCGTTGCGGACGACCAAGCATCCGCTCAACCCAGCCATTACTTGTCCTTGGTTTCGGTCTTTTCTTCAGCCTTTTCAGCGTCGTTGTACTCGACCATCGGCTCGATGGCGTCAAACACCTGGCAGACGGTGAAACCGATCTGAGAAACAAACTCCTCGTCGATTTCAGGGACGTCGGAAACGGAGACACGGCGGAGCGGCACGTTGTCGAGCTCTTCCTTGAAGAACTCGTTACGTTCAGCACCGACCTTGTTTTCGGTCTCGATGGCTTCCTTGTACTCCTCGGCGAGCTTGCGCTGACGTTCCTGCATCGCATTGAACTTTTCGATGTCGTTGACGGCAAGCTTCTGGAGGGCGAAATCGTTGAACACGCCGTTCTCGTTGAAGATTTCACGACGCTTAATCTGGTATTCTTGGTACTTCGGGTCCACCGGATAAGCCTCGAAGGAGAGCTTGTATTCCTCGTTGGCGATGTCGCGGTTGCGACGGAAGGCATAGTAGAACTTTCCGTTAGGAGACTTGAAGATGCGTTCCGCATGCTGAAGGACGGAACTGAGAATTATGAGCTTTTCACGAGTAAGTTTCATGAATTATTCCATTTATTGAAGTTCTAGACTGTAAACTACTTCATTTTCCAACTTTCTGGCATGAAACGCCAAGCGTCGGTAGCAGCCTTACAGTCGGGGCAACACATTGTGGACTTGAGACCGGTGAACTCCAGAGCGTACTGGTCCGGCCATTCCGTATACTTGACCGGGCGGTTCTTGCACGGTATCGGATGACCATGCGGATCCATGTAGGCGGTAAGCCTGAACTGGTGCCACACGTCATCAATACGCTCGGTCTCGTAGCCGATGACTTGGTACTTCCATCCGTTAGCCTTGCAGACTTCTTCCTTCTTCTCGCGGTCAATCTTGTCGATTATGAGAATCTCGTCGAAGAACTTCGGAGGGTTGTCAAGCCGGTGGAACGCAGCAATACGCCTTACGTTGGGCTGTGGCTTGATTTCCAGCAAGCCGTTCGTCTTGACAAGGGTACGGTAGCCGTTCATCGATAGCCATTCGCACAGCTCATCAATGCCCTTGTACAGAGACGGCTCGCCTCCGGTCAGCTCGACTACCCAGACTTTCGGGTCTGCGTTTTTACGGAGCCACGGAATCAGCCTCTTGTTCGTAAGGGCAAACTCCGGTGTCCCAGTATTTCTGTACTGAGCCATCGGACAATGCCAGCACGACAAGTTGCAGTGACTTGTCAGTGCTATCTGGAGAAAATTATTGGTCGGAAAGGTCTGTACCATATCCAGGTTCACCAACATCATAATGGACAGCAAGCACCGGTTTATCTGGATTACCCGATGAACCGTTCGTTGTGCGTATACGAATAAACACACCACGTCTAGATGGCGATTGACTTGCAAGATTTAGGTCTATCGCAGGGTCATAGAACATATACGCACAATAACCGACACCGCACAAGTATGCATAATGATATACGCCGCCACTATATTTAGGCGAACTATCCCTACCAGTCAAATGATATGCAATCACTGGAGTCAATCCAGAACTAAATATTTCATCAATACGAGAAAGATACTTTACAGCAAGCGGATTTGTAGGCATGGGAACCGACGTATTATCGGCGGACAGAGTCAATGCTTCGGGTATCACGACCACATTCGACAAAATCGGAACGGTACGGTTCTCTACTTGTGTAACTGGAACGGTGCTACCGCAAACAGAACCGCCAGAGCAACTACCGCCATTACTCAAAGACTCGACAAGGTTACGGAGATACCCGACCTCGGCGGTCAACGTCGTAACGGCTTCAGCAATGCTGGCGTTTGCAATCAGCTGATTCTTGTACCAGGTGATTGCGTCGTCTTCGTAAAGACTGTAGTAAATAGCGGTATCGTCGACAAGCTGGGAATCAAGCTTAAAGTGAACCTCGAAATTATATTGAAGGTCTCCCACAGCGTCTTCACTCATCTCTACGGTATCAAAGTCCATAATACCGAACAATTTCGGTTCAGCATCACCATCTATTTCAATCTGAACCTTGTTACCGCCACATCTTTCCGATTCAGCAGTCACAACGTTAAACGCATGGAGCGATACCGGAACTGCATATATGCCAATACGGTTGAACTTGAAACTTGTCTTTGGTGCATTTGGATTGTTGATAATCTTCGCTTGCGCCTTGATATAGTCTTTCAGATTAATACGGATGGTGTACTTGACCGTATCGACCTTTGTTCCATCGTTTTCGGCTTTGTGCTTAAGCGTTGTAGTACTCTTGCCGTTTTCGATATCGTTCACAAGAGCTTCGTTCGCGCGAGCTTTCTTGTTCGCCGTAGACACAACTTGATAATGCTCGATCGGGAAAAGCTTAGTAGCCATAGCCATGTTACGGCAAGCTGGCTGATAAGCGACCGCGTAGCCTTCGCTGGTGGACGGTGCGTGATAACGGTTAAAGTTCGAAATACTCTTTTTCAAGTCACCGCCAGAATATGCTTCTGAGCGAGTACCGGCGTTAGATGCACCCCACAGTCCTTCCTTTGCATAGTAGAAACGCATATCGGCAGAAACAACGTCAGCATTACTATTATTAGAATTACCGTCATAGTACAGCGGGGCTGGTATTGGCAATCCCTTCTCATCAGCGGAACCAGTTCCAACCGCTGTTCCACCTACACCATAGTAGGTGTATTTCTTCGAATAAGAAGACGGGTCAGTATCGCTCTGTTCAAACGCGACAAGGGTATTAATCTTATTGCCGTTTGCATCCTCGGTCAATACGTATCGGAAAGTAGACTCTACATTTTCGGCATAAAGGCATTGTTTGTACAGATTACCAGCGTCGGTATCTCCCTCGGCAAATTCAGCCACAGTATCAGCCATCGAACCTTGGAAAACGTTGTAAATGGCGTCACCCATCGGCTTGCCATTTGAATCGACCGGTACAAGCATCGTCTGGTTTGGGTCTGGGGTCGTTCTCACAGCCGAATCTTCTGGCAAATATGCGAGACCATAATAGCCAATCCAATACTGAACAGTATCCCCATTCGCAAGATTACTTGACAAAATATCTAAACCGGCTTGTGTAAGATAGCTTTTCTTCATGCCAAAATACCTAGATTTATTCAAAAATCTAGTTTATTATATTTTGGCTTCAAGATTGCCTAGAAACTGCAATCTTCCTCTTCACAAGTGTCGATTTCAATCGGTTCGTCAATACCAAATACCGGCATATCACCCATAACGCCCTTCATCGTGTCGGCAACCAGGCTCACATAGACTTCAGATTCAGCCTTAATGACCAATCTGATACCATCAAACACCACGTTAATCGGCTTGCAGACGCGAATCTGTTCCTTCAAACGCTTGATGTCGTCCATAGTAACCGTCACTTCAGGGAACCGAGTATCGTCGTATACGTCGAGAACTACGTGAGGAGTCGGAACCCACTGACCAACCTTGACACCACTATCCAAGTCGGAAGCGATTCTAGACGGAACGTCATCCTGGCGGATAAGTTCGCCATACGGGTCTTCGGTATTTGTCCACATGGTAATCAAGTCACCAACAAGACCGAAAGTCGCCATGAGCATGTTGATGCCGGCATTCGTACCGTTCAAAGCATAATACTGCGGAAGATGGGCAATCGTCTCTCTCAAGGCGTTCTCGCGTTCCTCGTTCGTGTGATAGACACCGCTCTCGTTCACGTCATCGGCAACCGAGGTAATGTCATACCCCATGAATCGTGCCAGATAGCCGATCAGCTTGTAGTCGATGACGCTTGCATCCTTGAGATAGGCAAGACGCTCGATTTTTTCAACAAGCGGATAGTCCATATCCGGAACACCACGGAAATCAGAGCTCATGTCGTCACGCGGAGCCACTGAACCATAGTCGTACTTGGACGAGTACTGCAAAGCCAAGTCCTGCGTCGTATCAAGGTTGTCGACATGAGGCTGGTCGAAGTTGTAGTTGCGGGACATCATGGCAGCTTGCATGAACGCGTTGCCATTCGCCGTTTCAGCCTTGACAGTATTGTCACCATAGACTCGATACTTGTACTCGACCTCGTCAGACAACGGGTCAGTTTCGTCATATTTAGGATTCTTGTAAAGGTCGACGGTAACGGCATCAATCTTGAACGTACGCTTCTTACGCATCGGAATCCAAGACGTGTCCTTGGTGACCCTCCAAGCGATATTCTCACCCTCACAGAGCTGATCTGTAGCAATGACTATTTCACCTTCGGTGAAACGGTGGCCGTCAAGACTATACTCGCCGACAAGGGTCGGAATATTCTTATTCACTACGACACCTCGATATGCCGTGTAGCCCGGTCCAGAAGGTACAGATTCGTCGATTACAAACGTTTCGTCACCAAGAACCTTAGCGACCGTTCTCTCAAGGAAATTAGCCGTAGAACCGCCGTCATACGTATATGCGGATTGACCACCGATATCAAGGATGATACGGTCGCCGACAGAAAATCCGTGCTTGTACTTAGTTCTGAGTGTTGTACCAGAAATCTCGATAACTTCATTGGTCGTTACGTATGTTGCATAGTTACTTGACTTGCTCCAGTCGTATGCGGTAACGGTATACTTGTACCACATTCCGACATAGAGGGTCATTTCCTTGCCAAGCAACGAGTGACCGGTTTCCATACCGTCATGACCGTCAATCTTGATGTTGAATATGCCACCGCCATTGACGTCACTTGTAACAGTATGCCAGCCATTATAAGCACTGTTGTCCGCATAACGGATATAGACTCGGGTTCCCTTGCAGAGATTAGTAGACGGAATGCTGCCGACAAGCACGACCTGAGCCGTATCCTCGTCGATGTACTCGATGCGTCTCACCTTGTAGCCATCGCTGATAGCGAATGTCGGGTTAGTCAAGGTGTCTTCAAAGAGATTCTGCTGTGTATACAGCGTAAACGGTGCAATAACCGTGTCCGGCTCAATACGCTTCCAATCACCGGCAGACGCAATGTAAAGACTTGTCTTTCCATTCGCATCAACGATGCTTATGATGTCACCTTCCTCAAGCGGAGATTCGTCAGCACGGGTAGGTCTGAGGCAATAAGCCATTGCGATGTGACCGTCCTTGTTGACCTCACCGGTATGAACCAGCCCATCGGCATTAGGCGACTCTGAGACATACTGGATGACGTCAGGAGAAACCACGATAGCGTCGACATTTTCAACGTTGAATATTGCCGAAACATCTGGATTATCGTGGTCAACCATTACACCGGCAACAGAAATCTTGGCACCGTTCGGTACTCCATGACCGGCAGAAGCCATAGTCACTAGCCAAGAGCCGTCGGCTTGCTTCGTCGCGCTCAAGTTGGAGTCGATATCGACCGCATAGAGCGTATTCAAACCGTTCTTAATGGCAGTACCGTCAGTAGCCTCGTCATACACATTTACAGAACGCTTAGACATATCAACTTCGACGATATTGTTCTCGTTACCGGCGTAGAACTCCACGAAACCGGCACGAGCCATGTCGTCAATGCCGATATCGTTACCGTAATAGAGGTATTGGCGTTCCTTCCAGCCGTAACGGAGGCGAATGTCGCTAGTCTTCTTTATGTAGAGCGGAAGCGTCGTGACATCGATTGTATCGGTATCGTAGTTGACCTTCTCGCCAAACTCAAGCGTAGTTACCGGACCCGAATAAGGCATGAACGCATTGTAGATTTTCTTGTAGCCGACAGAGAAATGCTTCAGCGTATCAGTGTTGCGGTCTATCTGTTCTACCGGATTTCCCTCGGAATCGTACACGACGGATTTGACAAGTTCATTGACGTTTCCTTCGTCGTCATAGACAAAATCACAGCCATCGGCTTCAGTAATGCAAACATCTGACACCATCTTCAGCAAGCTGAACGAGTCAGAGCTTGTCCCATAGATTCTGGCTGTCATGTACTTTTCGGCGAGAACCGGACCGGTGTACCGGCGAACCGTAGCGACATGCTGTTCACCGTTCAATCGAACCGTATTTACCTTGTTCACCCTAGAACGGTCTGTTTCGACCAAACGGCTGATAGCAGTATTAGTCGGTATTGTAACCGTCATCGGATGGGCAATACGGATAGTGTTCCGGTCATTTAGGTTATCATTAACCGTAAACAAACGAGTCTCTGGGTTACCGTTGTTAAGGCAATCGACCAAGACAACATCGCCAGCATTCAATACAACCATAGACCCAGGAGATTGCAACAACTCGTACTGGCATTCAGTTTCAGTCTGTACAATCAGTGCACCAATTAAACCAACCGTTGGCGTAGTAATGTCGACAGGTCCAACTGGGTCAAAAGACAAGTCGATGTCAGCATTAATCGTTACCAGATATTTATTCTTAGAATGATCCAGTCCGCATCCGACTACGCTAGCGATTCCATCCCATGCACCCTTGCATACGCAACGTGCCGACCGTTCAATCGGTCTTTCAGAATAGAAACTTGTCTTATCAAGTGCTTCCCATTCCTTTATAGTAGCCAATACAAGGTTTGACTCAAGCTCGGCACTGCGGAGGCGAACATCACTAGACAATCCGGCAGACATGTTGTCGAGGAACATGTACTCGTCGCTCCACTTAACGATAGGAAGCGAGTCCTCATAGTTAATCGTGTAATAACTCTGAGACAGAGGAATCGACACAAGAACTAGCGGTTTTGTACCACCAATCATTGCAATGATGTCGTTGATTTCATACTTGAGCGAAACCGGGAAAACAGTCGTGTAAAGTTCGCCATCTTCCTTACGAGAAGTGCTTGTAACCGTTCCGTTCATCTTGACAAGGCCGACTTGTTCCGTACCGCACATTAGATAGAACAGAGCGTCGCTATACACTCCGGGCATACCGTTCGACGTGTAAATTTTCAGCAATCCGGACGAATCGATGTCAATCTTGCTTACACGATAACGGTCTACGCTCGGGTTCAATGCTGTATCGGCTTGAGCAACACGGTTGCTTGACGTAACCGTAGTCAGTTTCGCTCCGCTTGTATCACGCAAGTAGAAAATGCCGGACGGAAAACCGCCAACCCAGTTGAATCCGTTGCCATCAGCGAACTTGATGAACGTGTTGAAGTTTCCGTCGACAACGGCAGTCTGGTTATAGTAGTCCACGATAACCTGGTCGGCATTCTTGTCAATTCCGTCCACGTCGTAAAGGACAGAGTCTATCGCATTCACTCGCTTCACGTCGGTAATCTTCGCCGTGAAGAACACTTCGTAATACTTGACGTTATTATTTTCACCGCCATAGCGTCTGAGCACGTGACCGACGTCGGACACGCTGAACTCGATAGCGGTCGTCGGATTATTGTCGGTTCCGGTGAACGGGTCCTGAGAAGTCCCCTGCTCGTCCTTTACCAATGAATCGTCCACAGCAGAATAGTAGTATGCGACAGTCCGTACCGGCTCGGCATTTCTGTACTTGACATAGACAACCGTACCGTCCTTTGTGTCGGTCCCGTCGACCAAATGCCGTCCAGAAGCGGACGTGATGACGTCCTCGATTTCTGGCAAGTCGATCTCGACTTCCTTCGCGTACTGGGCTCCCTCGTTACCGACGATGGCGTTGGATTTCGAGTTGTTTCTCGGAACGGAAAGGTAGCAGACACGGTCGCCACGCTCCGAAGCGAGCTGCAACATGGAACACAGCCGTTCCATAGCCGTACGTGTCGCATCGTACGTGCCGTCGTGGCATACGCGGAGAAACTCGAACTCCTCCGCAGTCTCGATGTTTCGGTACGCGTTGTTGATGTAGTCCGACATCACTTGCATAAGGGTGACCACGTCGGGTTCAGACCGGAGGAACTCCGGCAGATAGCCGACGAAGTCGTTGTATCGGAACATGCCATTCTTGTTGTAGACTATCGGATTCATTTATTACTCCGTGAGCAAAACGCTTTCCACCGACACAGCAAGGTCAATCTTGTCAGTCGGTATGGTAATCTGGACAATCTCGTTGTCGTTCGAATAGTTCGTGATGTTACCGGCATCGTCGATAAGGTTCTTGGACACATAATATTTCAATGCGTTACGGACAAGCTTGATGTACTCGAGAATGTACTCGATGTAGTCATACAAGGAATTGCCCTCGACTTCCCTCATGTCGACAATACGGTTCGTATCCTTGAACGTCAAAGAATCTATACCCTTATCCCAGCCCTTGATAGCCTGGATGACATAGTAGAGCGTGTCAGCTTCCTCGGAATGACCGATAGACTGTGCATCAAGCAATGCAGAACGGATAGCCTGATATACCATCATCATGGACTGTTCCCAGATATACGCGACAAACTTGTCGATATCAAGATCGGAAATGCGTACATTCGAATCATCGGAAATCTTCGTAGCGACCGTATACTTGTAGTAGTCAGAAATTCTGGACTGCAAAGCCGACAGCGAGTCGACAATGAACTGGTGGGTAGTCGTCTTTGGACTTGACGATAGGACGTCGGTGTATTTCAAGCTGAACTCGAATCCGTCCTTGGAAATGCTACCCGGAACAATGAACTCGTTCGTGTTGTTTCCGAGGAAATCCAGCACACTGAGGTCAAGATTGCTGTACTTGTCGTCAACCGGAGCGAACGTAACGTCGACACCAGCAACTTCCGTAAGCGAGTGGACAATCGCCTCAATACGAGAACGGTAAATAGGCGTAGCGAAGTCGGTATTCTCGAGAAGGTACTTGTAAACCGCGTTCTTGATACGTTCCTTCACGTCAGTAAAGTTGTTGCCACGGTACAGCGTAACCTTCATGTGGGCTTCGATGTCGTGCACTGACGGATAGACATAATCGTGATATCCACCACCAACCGTTATCATTCCGCGCTGGTTCAAAGCCGTAAGGACGGAGTAAAGCTCGGAGCCGTCCTCTACAAAATCGAGCGGAGAAACCAGTGCCGTATAGACCTGATAGTCAAGCGGATATTTCGGCTTGACGTCAGCTAATACATTGTTAATCTCGTCTGCGTTCATTCCGTGTTCGGCAAGAGCCTTCTCCATCCGCTTGTAGATAGCAACATGCCCCTCGTCGAGACCGTTCTTTTCCAGTTCTCGATAGTCATACTGCCAGTTGTACATTAGACCGTTGACCTTGTAACCGTCCAAGAAATACTCATTTTCCGTAGTCGGATAGTAGGTATTGTCTTTCTGGCGGTAAAGGCTCTTGAGGACGCTGAAACGCACCTGGTTCATATACTTGACGTCGATGCTTCCGTTAAGGAGCTTCGTGTTCATGATGTCCTCGCCATAAGCCGTCGCGTACTTGACGTCAGCATAACGGCGCAAGAAAATCTTGTAGCTCATGCGATTCACAAGACGGTCGAGAGTGCTGAAAAGGTAAGGTGCGTTAGCCTTGATGGACTCAATGGACTCGATGTCAAGACCGTTGCGTACGTCGGTCGTGATAGCGATATTGAGGTCGTTTACCGTGATGTCGCTTTCAGTACCGTCGTCTTGGCAAATGACGATCTTGCTGCTTGTCGTAGCCAAGTTCGTACCGGCGACATTGAGGAGGTTACCGTCTTCGCCTTCGGTAGAGAAGTAGGTAACGTTGATGACGCCGTAAGGAATTGCAGACTTGAGACCGTCGCCGAAACGGAGCTGTACGTTGCCATCATTCGCCGTAGATATTTCCACGGTGTAGTTGTCGGTGTAGTTGTACTGACCAGTAACAAACTGCTCGATGTCGTTAAGCACCGATTCCTTAGCAGGGTCGATAAGACCGCGTCTGGAAATACGCCAGTAAAGCTTGTCGTCAACGACCACGCTCGGGTCGATGTTGTCCATGAGGGTAGCGTCTGAGGTCACTCTGGTAAATGCCGAAGATCGGTGAGCCACGTTTCCGTCATCATCGAAGTTCGGGTCGTTGTCGCCATAGTAATCGCTGAACGAGAGGTCGTGAATGATGAACGTCTGGTTCTGGCTACCGGTAGAAATGAGAGACTCCGTCTTGAAACGACCTTCGGCAAGCACAGCCTTGCCAGACACAAGAGTCATGAGACCGGTCTGGTCAGTATCCATGTTTCGGTCGTAACGGAATTCCATGTTGTCCATAGCGGTCAGAGTCGTCCCGCCCATCGTGAACTCGGTACCCATAGGAATCCGGACGCGGATGGTATTGTACTTACCAGTCTTAGTCGTCTGAATACCGATGCCAGCCTTAGCCGGAACCGGTCTACGGACGCTGTAGCCAAGCATACGGGCGTTCGCATAGATAGATGGACGGCTCGAAGCCGACTCCATGAAAGCGTTCTTGAATGACGACTCAGCATAGAAACCCATCAAGTCGGTCGTACCGGCAAACAAGTCCATAATGAGACGACCGTATGAGCTTTCCGAGTAGTCGGCAAGGTTTCCGCCCTTCGCCTTCATGATGGTCGCAAGGTGTTCCCGGACCGATTCGAACGAGATATTCGTGTACTTACGTGATATCGATGTGTTCGCCATTTTAAACCTCTAGTAGTCATTTCGCAGTTTATATGATTCTGGGGCTCATCCCATCCATATAAACTAGGAATGAGGTTGAAACATGCCAGAATTCGTCTTACATCTATCAGGAAACTGCCGAGCAACTTCGGTAATCGTGCCGAACTTCAGCGTACTCGCTTCGGTGTCTCCGCATATGTGGAATGACCGAACCGGTGGCTATGTAGAACGCTCGGAGAAAATGCAGATCAACAATCCGGACTTCCAGCACGACTCTCGACTGGGTCTGGTATTCTATAACCGTAGACACAACGCATTCCGAGACCAGGAACGTTACAACGTCATGAGCCGTGCGTTCGTGAACCGGCAAGGAACGCTCTACAAATATTACACGACCAGCCTCAACGTCAACGATACACCGCTATTCCACGAAGACTCGAACCGAAAAGTCGAACGCGTCTTCGACCTCCCAGTTCTCATGGGATTCAACCCCCAGAACGAACTGTACTCGCGCTTCGGAATCCAGTACACGACCAAACAGGAAATCTATGTCCACATGGGTCTGTTCCTCGAACTTAACTACAGAAACCTAAGAGAGATGGGCGTCGTACCGGCTTGCGACCAGTCGGAACACAACCCGATATGGTATCAGCGAGGCTACGAGGACTTCCGCTACTACGGCTACACCGCAGCACAGATATTCCCGAAGGCTGGCGACCTCATGAAGCTCGAGTTCAATAACGTCCTCTACCAGGTCGACAGCGTCGTAGACGAAATACCAGAGTTCGAGTACAAGTGGCGCAAGTACTGGTGGAAACTCTATCTGGACACCGCTATGGACAATGGAAAGACGGTCAGCGAGGAAGTCCTCAACTCGCCAGACCAAGAAAACTTCATCAACAAGCTGTTCGGTCGAAACGTCCTCGGCTCGTCCACGGACGGCACGGACAAGAACAGCAATACCGACAGCAACACCGGAACCGGCAACAACATGCTTGCCGTCAACAACACCATCGACGATCTCAAGAAGGACGTTCTGTTCCGTCCGCCGGAAGTCGACAAGTGCGTACAGGACATCACGAACGACCCGTCCTACTACGCGTGCGGTTCTCTGCTTGGACAATGGTAATAACGAAAGAGGCGGTGGATATCCACCGCCTCTACTCGCGTAAGTAAGGAAATTAATTAGTCTTCATCACGTTCGGAGTCGATGAAGCTTCTTCCCGACATCTGGTTACGTCCCTTGATTCGCTCGATAGCGTCGCGAATCTTTTCCGGCGTGCAGATCTCGACATCTTCTTCCTTCGTCGGCTCGATGACTTCGCCATTTTCGTCCATAGACTCGACGGAACCGCTGTAAATCACAATGTCCGTGAAGATATTCGTAACGTCCGCAGCCGT